AACAGGATACACAGTCACAGACGCCAGGAACACAGCCACAATTGGCCTTGAGATAGCATCAACATTCGCGAACTTTGAGAAGACAACTGGTAGGAGGACCAATGAAGGGTCATTCCAGAGGGAACACCCATCAGACAGGAGTATGGAATTCGCACACCAGACAGTACAAGACATACTTTGGGGGAAGACATAATGATAAGAGATTTCAAGACAACAGATGTGAACCAGTGTATTGACCTGGCCTATGATCACGCCGCTGAGGCGGGAGGTGGCATTGGCAAACTCAACAGGGACAAACTGATAGAGTTTGTAAAAAAGGTCAACATAATGGATGGATACAAGGTTTTCATCAGTGAGCGTGGTGGAGAGATTGATGGCTATGTTGTGTGCTATGCCTTTGAGAACCCTTGGACAGGGGTCACAGAGGGAATGGTGACAATGCTGTATGTGACACCCAGCAAGAGACAGGGTTTCACAGCCAAGGACCTATTGGTGGCGGCGGAGCAATGGTTCAGGGACTGTGATTGTGAATTCTTTTGTGCCTCAGTGAGGGCATTCAACAGCGATTACTCAGCCAACAAAGAATTCATAGACAATGGAGATAATTTTTTCAACAGGATGATGACACCTTGTGGACATCACTACATCAAGGAGATCTTATAATGGGTGGAGCAGTAGAAGCCGCAGTCAACATAGTAAAGAAGGCAGTTAATGTTGTGGTCAAGGCAGTCAGCAGTGTGTTCAGTGCTGTGGGCAATGCCATTGGTGGTGTTTTTGGTGGATTGGTTCCAGATGTTAGTATACCTGACCTGGGCAACATTGACCCAGGGGCCAGTGCTGATGGTGTAAAAATCACAAAGAATGGCACAAACCTTGACATACCTGTGATATATGGATTCAGGCGTGTGGGTGGCAGGATCATATTCGCAGAGACCAATGGAGACAGCAACAAATATCTGTATGTGGTGTATGTGATCTGTGAGGGCGAGATTGAAGGTGTCAAGCGTGTGTTGATCCAGGATGTGGAACTACCATCTCCTGGGAACAAATACAACAATGGTGAGATCTACACAATAACCTCAGGTAGGTACGCCAACAGGTTGAAGATACAGATCTACAATGGCACAGAATCGCAGACACAGAGCAGTCTGGCCAATGAATCCAAGAGTTGGGGCAACAGGACAAGGCACCTGCCAGGTGTGGCCTACTGTGTGGCCAGATATGAATGGAAGAAGATTGAGACACAGGAAGATTCAGATGCCAACCCATACACAGGTGGTATCCCAAGCATCCAGTTTGACACTTTGGGCAAGAAGGTTTACAATGTGATCAATCACACAGGTGGTGTTGATCTTGCCAGCGATTATGCTGGACTGACAAAGACATTTTCATACAATCCTGTGAGTTGTGTGCTGGACTACCTTATGAACACAAGATGGGGTTGTGCCATACCCAAGCAAGAGATAAATGCTGATTCTTTCAAGACAGCGGCCATAAAATGTGCCCAACAGATAACCTATTCAACAGGACAGACAGGCAAGGCGATGACTATGAACGCTGTGGTATCAACCAAGGCCACGCTGTTGGACAATGTCAAGAGATTGCTCACAGGTAGCAGGGCTTTTATGCCATTCATACAGGGCAGATACAAGTTGAAGGTTGAGGATGGAGGCAATGAAACAGATATCACATCAGCCACGCTGACTTCAGCCTATGACCTATCAGAGACAGAACTGTTGAGCGATGTGACCCTACAGGGCGAACAGAAGGCCAACAAGTACAACCAGGTGATTGTGAGGTATGTGGATCCAGACAAGGATTTCACAGAACAGGAGGCCATCTACACAGAATCAGCGGATGTCACAGCGGATGGAGAGGACCTGATTGGTGATTTTGATTTCAGCACAGTGTCCAATCCAAACATAGCACAGGATCTGGCGAGGATGATTTACAAGAAGTCAAGGAACCAGAGATACATCAATTTCACAGCCACACCAGAATTGCTTGATGTTGAACCAGGAGACATCATCAGGGTCTCAAGTGAGGTTTTAAATCTCACATCAGCAACATTCAGGGTGGTAAACATCACAATCAATGAGGATGGCACAGTACAGATACAGGCCAGGGAACACACAGCGTCTGTGTATCCATTTGTGTCAGGACCACAGATTGTGATACCATCACAGTTATACAAGCCAGACAACTACTCACTGGTCCCTGTGCCAAAACCCACACCAAGCGTGCCAATCTCAGTGGCACCACCAAATGACTCTGAGGACCCTGTGTCAGATCCAAACCTTGATTCAGGGGGCTTACCAGGTTTCATCACACAGCCTGTTGAAGGCGTCAATGACATCTTGCCAGATGCCCCTGACCTATCAGCATCAACCTCTGTGACCAGATTCCAACCATCATCCACAGGCGGTGATACCACTACCGCACTGTTGGTCAACACCTCTGGCTACAGATGGCCCATCAACACAGATTTCGCAGAAGGTGAGCGGAATGGTGTGTTGTTCAGTGAGATGGATTTCAAATTCCATCCACCGCAGGATCAAACCATTGACACTGTGAGATTTTATTACTACTCTGTGTCCACAAAACTGGTCACAAGGATAGTGGACAAACCAATAAATTACAACAACATATCAGCACCACAGCATTTTGTATTGGATGGTATGAATGATGACCTGTATCTGATACCGCGTTTCAGGAACAGTTCAGACAACAGGGAATACCTGGATGGCAGTCAGCCTGTGAGTGGTTATGGACAGGTGGCCTACACAAACCTCAAAGACCAATACATAACTGGTACCAATTTTGAGGCCGCACTGAACAATGTGCTCCAGTCAAAAGATTTCAGGAATGACCCAAATGTGAGATCAACCTCACACAACTTAGGAGGATAGGATGGCCAGTTATTTTGACAGCACAGATCAATCATTAAAGATAGTTGAATACACCTGGGATGAACTCTCAACAGAGACCTGGGCGGATTACACAGATTGGCAACAGGGATCAGTGAACTTTGGAAGCCTCAGTGGCATTGGTGATGCCACACCTGACATTGAGTACTTCACCAACATTATAGATTTTGGCTCAAAGGCCTGGGTGAACCCTCTATGTACAGTGGACGCTGTGGGGGATGTCAACATCAAGGTGTTCTCTTCAGAGACACAACCCAGTGACTTCATCACAGGTGATCCTGGCATAGATGCCCAGAAAAACCTGTCGCTGTCCGCGATCTATGGCAGGTACTTCCAGTTCAAGGTGGAGGTGTTCTCATCATCAGTGGGACAGGCACAACTGAACAAGGTCAACACCACGCTGAGTTCAAGGACACAATCTGAATTCTTCCAGGAATCCAGCACACTACACAATGGTACCACAGAGATGAGGTATCCCACACTGGCGAACACCTATTCAAAGATACTGGCAGTGAATGGACACGCCAGACTGGTGGACACAGATGACAGCACACCGCTTTTGGTCACAGGCATTGGCGACAGGTCAGACAACGCTATAACAATCACAAATTCAGGTGGTGTTGATGCTGTGGAGGATGTGTACAAGTATGAACCAGCCGCACTCAGGTTCAATGACAACACAGGATCAGCACTCACAGACACAGATGATAACTTAACATTCAGTATGTCCAGCACAGGCATCACAACAGGTGACTTCCAGATAGATTTCTGGTACAAACCAGTGAAGCAGACCTGGTTGGATGGCATCAGTTCTCCGCCCAACTACGCCCATTCGCCCTATTTCTTCCACCTTGACACAGCGGGCACAGACATCTACCTGAGGACTGGCACAGCCAATGGTAACCTTGAGATAGAATACAGCCTAAATGGTTCAACTTGGACTTCAACAGGAACATTTGTTCAAGGTGGCGGCCCTTCAAGCGATTGGTATCAGTTCAAAGTGGCCAGGGACAATGGCACACTCAAGTTCAAGTTCCACAACATTGGCACAGTTTTAGCGGGTTCCTACACACAGGACATCAGCACAGCCACAATGAGGCTTGGTGACCTTGGGGGCAACGCCACAGTGGGCAACTTCTACATAGATGATTTCAGGATCTCAGACATATTCAGGGCACCTGGTAGCCCAGGGGGGCCAAACTTTGATAACATATCAGGGGCGGAACCAATATTGGATTCAAACACCCAGTTCCTGCTAACAGGACAGACCTCCAATGTCACGCCAGGGCAGACCAATGTCCCAGTTATCACAGTGGGTGCCCTCACAGACAACACACAGGCCAGATACGCCATCTACAGGAGTTCAGGCCAGGTTGTGGACGCTGATGTGGCACTACAGGTTGTGGGCCTCAGGGCCTTGAGTTCAGACTCAAATGGCAACATAATAGAAGGATAATGGAGCAGGTGTATGATTTGGTTGGTGATTGGTTTGATTGTGTTCATAGCCATAATGTGGCTCTGGATAGAATGGATCAAGCGGGACCTGAAATGATTAAATACAAACAACAAGGAGAAAACTTATGGCGTGGCCAGCAAACAGTTCAAACATTGATGTAACCAACTTAGACAGTTCAACAGATTCACCAGCGGCGGCGAGGGCCAACCTCAAGACAGCACTGGATGAATTGGCCAATGTGATAGATGGCAGGAACCAAGCATCAGGGGTGGCGGGATTG